GAGGTGATGTAATTATGAGCGAAGCCGCTGTCCACCGTATTCATGACGTTGGCTGTGGTGTTGTGCTGACCACTGCCATAGAAGATGCTGAAGTTGGCATACATTGTCGTTGTGTGGCTCGTGTCACCCACACCACCTGCGCCGCAATACCGCACCGAGGCATGATCGAAATAAATCTGCGAGCCGCCGCCCGTTATGCAATTGACGGAGTTGGTGAAATAAGAAGAACTCCCGCTTTGCGTACCGAAGACATCAATGTACGCAAAGGTAAGAAGATTGACGCTTCCACCTTGCAGATTGAAAACCTTTGTGGCTCCCGCTGTGGGGCGAAAGTAAGATCTTGTGCCGCTGGTTGCGTTATAGTACGGCGCAGTCGTGCCAACATAATAAGCATTGTTTAGGGGAACGTGGCCATTAAGAGCGCAACCGCCAGAAGTGGGCGGGATGAATATGGCAACACCAAGAGCCTCCACCGCGCTCAGGGCAGTGTCGTCATCCGTCGTACCGTCGCACACTCCACCGTAGTTTAGAAAGTTTATGACCGTGGATGTAATCTGCACCCAAGACCCATTTATGTAGCCCTCAATGGCGTGGAGCGTGCTGTTGTATCTAAGCATCCCGACAACAGGGGAGCCTGGACGTTGT